AGGTGGATCAAGAACTTTTAATGTTTCACAACTGAGTACACAAGATAATGACTGGCTTAAAATCATATCCGTTTCTGGCACTGCTTCTTCTACTGTTTGCGTCATTCAAAACGACCAAGGCACAAGCACAAGCTGCTGATATAGGAGATATTTCCGAACTTAACGGGACAGCTCAGATACTTAGAGACAAACCGTATGATGCTAATCTAAAGTTCGCAATACAAAGTAATGATGAAGCCGTAACACAAGATGGCCGTATGGCTATAACTTTTCTTGATGAATCAACGGTAAAGCTTACCGAACACAGTCAATTACTAATTGACGAGTATATTTATGATCCCGACCCAAGCAAAGCTAAGATGGCACTTACCTTTGGACTTGGTACAGCCAGATTTATTACAGGCAATCTTAATCGTATAGATAAACAAAACATAAAACTTAAAACACCTACAGCTAACATAGCAATACGTGGGACTGATTTTACGGCTACAGTTGATGAATTAGGACGTAGCCTTATTATTTTGTTACCAGACGCTCTAGGGCTCTCTAGTGGCGAAATAGAGGTAGTTACTGCTATGGGCACCGTTTTACTAAACAAACCTTATGAAGCTACTACAGTAAGCGTATTTGAATCAGCTCCCACCAAACCAGTAATTTTAGACCTAACCTTAGATGTAATAGACAATATGCTTATCGTAACTCCACCAAAAGAAGAGGTTTTGGTTGAAGAAGAAACCACAAGTACACAAGCAGATAGCGTACTTGACTTTAACGATCTTGATATAGATTATCTTGCAGAAGATTATTTAAAAGAAGATAGTTTAGAGTTTACTGAGCTAGATATAAATTATCTTGATGTTAATTACCTAGAGGACTTGTTAAATGTACTGGATGCACTAGCAGTAGCAGAAGAAGAAGATCAGTTAGTGCAAGCTACTAGCACGCAAATAGCTGGTACTTTATTAGGTAAAGATCCTGATACTCAAATTACAACTTTAATTACAGGTAACGTAGTAAGTCTTAGAAGAGAGGTTAGCGAAAGCGTTAGAGTAGATCTTAATGGTAGTAATGCCTATACGGTTATTTTGATACAAGATGGTGTATCTAATATAATAAAAATCAATGGAGGAAGTGATAGCGTTATTACTATCACTCAGAGTGATTAAATGAAGAGACTATTATTACCTTTACTTATAATACTATCATTACCTGTATTATTTCAAAGCACGCCTACAGAGATAATAAAACTCAAAGTGTATGACACTTTTATAAAAACACCTGGACCATCAGGCAATTTTGTAATTTTAAACATAACTGAAGAAGATGTAGAAATAGAGGGTGGTTATCCCTTACCAAGACAAAGATTAGCAGAAATACATATAGATTTACTGAATGAAGGAGCCGTAGGTGTAGGTTGGGTTATATCTTTTCCTCAAGCTGATCGTATGGGTGGTGATGAAATGTTTGCTTCTGCTCTTGGTTATTCACCATCTGTGATAGCTATGTTTGAAGACGGCAAAGGTCAATTTCCAAAAACGCCCGGTACTGTTGTAATGGGAGAGGATAATGGTGGTATAATTTCTACGGGAGTGAAGGAAAACCTAACTCTACTATCCAACCACTCTTACCAAGGTTTAGCCATTGCTCCCACAGATATTGATCAGTTAGTTCGCAGAATACCACTTTTAGTTAAAACACCAAATAACGAATGGATACCCAGTTTTGGTACACAAATATATAAATCTTTGTTTGATGTAAAAACTTACATTATAAAAACTAATGATAATGGTATAGAAGAAATATCAATAAGAGGAATACCACCTGTTAAAACCGATAGCCTTGGTCGTAAGTGGATTAGCTGGGTAGATACACCACAAACTACACTATCTGAAATGAATGTTGCAAACAAGTTTGTATTTGTTGGTGTTACTGCTAACGGAGTTATGCCACAGATAGCTACACCAGTTGGATTGCTTGAACCACATAAAATACAAACAGCACTAGCAGAATCAATACTTATACAAAATAGTCCTTACATACCTGATTATGCTTTATCTGTTGAATTGCTAAGTCTTTTTGTTTTTATTAGTTTGGTATGGTTTGCTTTGCACCTATTAGGTATTACTTGGGGTATAACGGTAGCAACAATACTTATGATTATTACTTCTTTAACAGGATATTATCTAATTCAAAAAGGCTTACTAATAGATGTTTCTTGGACTTTAATATCTGAATTTATTACAGGATCTATAGCTTTTTACTTAAGATTTAGACAACAATACAAACTAAGACAGCAGATTAAAAAACAGTTTGAACATTATCTTGATCCAAGACAAGTAAAAAAACTACAAGATGACCCTAGTTCTCTAGTGCTTGGTGGTGAGCGTAGATATTGCACCTTTTTATTTACAGACGTAAGAGGTTTTACTGCTATGTCAGAACGATTGGAACCAGAACAAGTAACAGAAATTATGAATAAAGCTCTTACAATACAAGCAAATGCAGTAAAAAAATACGGGGGCATGGTAGATAAATACATTGGTGATGCTATGATGGCTATATTTAACGCACCGATTGATCTACCCAACCATGAAACTTTAGCCGTTCTTTGTGCTGAAGAAATACAGCAAAATATAAAAGATGCTAATTTAGATGTAGAAATAGGTGTAGGAATCAATACAGGTAATGCCCTTTTAGGTAACTGTGGATCCGAAGATAGGTTCGATTATACGGCTATTGGAGATGCTGTTAATCTTGCGGCTAGATTAGAGAGCTCAACCAAGGATGTTGGAGAAGATATTGTTATAGGTTATGATACTATTAGTGCAAGTAATTTTAGCAACGAATTATTGTTAAAAGAACTTGATAGTATTTTTGTTAAAGGCAAAGAAAAGCCAGTTAAAATATATACGTTACAAGATGGTTAATAAAAAAATGACAGTAAACGATGTTGCAGAAAGACTTACAAAGCTAGAAACAATATCTCATGAACGCTGGAAAACTGCTTTTAATGAGTTTTCTGACATTAAACAAGAAATTACTTATATAAACTCAACCATAAAAGCTGCAACCTTTGGGGTGTTTGGCTTTATTGGTGCTATAGGTATTGCAGTATTAACGAGGTTTTTAATATGAAAGGATTACTAAAAAATATTGTAGGTGCCGTAGCTCCTACATTGGGATCTGCCATGGGTGGCCCACTTGGTAATATGGCTATGGGTAAAATAGCTGAAGTCTTAGGCGTATCTAATGACCAAAAATCAGTACAGCAAGCAATACAAAATGCAACACCAGAACAGATGTTAGAGCTTAAAAAAGCAGAACAAGAGTTTGAAGTGCAAATGAAAGAACTTGATGTTGATGTATTTAAACTAGAAGTAGCAGATAAACAACACGCTAGGGGTATGTTTAGCAAAGACTGGACTGCTAGAATTATAGGCTTATTTACTATCGGTGGCTTTCTTGGTTATATATTCTTGGTGACCCTACAACCACCTGAACAGAACAGCGAGGCACTTATAAATTTAGTGCTTGGTTATCTTGGAGGACTTGCGAGTGCAATTATTTCGTTTTATTTCGGAGCATCTCATTCCCCAGAAAAAGGAGACTAATATGCAAATATCTCAAGAAGGCATAGCCTTAATAAAAAAATTTGAAGGTTGTGAGCTAGAGGCTTACAAATGTGCAGCTGGTGTATGGACAATAGGATATGGATCTACCAAAGGTGTTAAAGAAAAAGACACCATTACACAAGAAGAAGCTGATGCGTTACTTTTACATGAAATGAAAGAATATGAAAGTTATGTAAAAGATAGCGTTGCTGTTGATCTTGATCAAAATCAGTTTGATGCTTTAGTTAGTTGGGTTTTTAATCTTGGACCATCAAATCTTAAAGCTTCTACTATGTTAAAAGTTTTAAACAATAAAGAATTTGAAGAAGTGCCATCACAAATTAAAAGATGGAATAAAGCTGGTGGTAAAGTTTTACAAGGCTTGGTTAGAAGAAGAGAAGCAGAAGCCCTCTTGTTTGAAGGTAAAGATTGGACAGAGGTGTAAATGCCATTACAAAAACTAACATTCAGACCAGGAATAAACCGAGAGGGTACTGCTTACGATAATGAAGGAGGATGGTTTGACTGCAATCTTGTGCGTTTTCGTAAAGGTAGACCAGAAAAGTTTGGCGGATGGTCAAAATTAACAGACAACACTTATCTTGGTACAGCAAGAGCCTTACACGCTTGGATTTCTTTAGCAGGGACGAAGTACCTAGGACTTGGCACAACTTTTAAGTATTATATTGAGAGTGGTAATAATTTTAATGATATTACACCTATAAGATTAACCACATCAGCTGGTGATGTAACTTTTTCTGCATCAAACGGAGATGCTACTATAACCGTTGCAGATACCTCACACGGTGCTGTTCAAAATGATTTTGTTACATTTTCAGGTGCATCTAGTTTAGGAGGCAACATAACTGCTGCCGTGTTAAATCAAGAATACCAAATAGTAACCATAGTAAACGCTAATAGTTATACTATAGAAGCAAAAGATACTTCTGGCACTACAGTAACAGCTAACGCATCTGATTCAGGTAATGGTGGATCATCTGTTGTAGGAGCATATCAATTAAATGTTGGATTAGATGTTTATGTACCTGGTACAGGTTGGGGTATTAACGGTTGGGGATCTGGTGCCTTTGGTAGCACATCTGCTTTAAGTGATAGTAACCAGTTAAGAATATGGACACATGATCATTTTGGTGAAGATTTAATAATTAATCAGAGAAACGCAGGTATATACAAATGGACAGAAAATAATGGTGTGGGGACAAGAGCTGTAGAACTTTCGGGTATTTCAGGTGCTAATTTAGTTCCTACTAAAGGGTTACAAGTATTAACATCAGAAAAAGATAGGCATCTTATTGTTTTAGGTGCAGATCCTATATCTGGCTCGTCAAGAACTGGTACAATAGATCCTATGTTGATTGCTTTTAGTGATCAAGAAAATGACACAGATTTTGAACCACTATCTACAAATACAGCAGGCTCTTTAAGACTTTCATCAGGTTCATCAATTATTGGTGGGGTTAAGTCAAGACAAGAAATATTAGTGTGGACTGACACAGCCCTTTACAGTATGCAGTTTATTGGACCGCCTTTTACCTTTGGTATTAATTTAATCAACGAAGGTACTGGATTAATAGGTCCTAAAGCCGCTGTAACAGCACCAAGTGGCCAATATTGGATGAGCTACAACAACTTTTACTCATATAATGGTAGTGTTCAAACTTTACCTTGTTCAGTGCACAACTATGTTTTTTCAGATATTAACTTAACACAGTCATTTAAAATTAACGCATTTACGATAAAAGATAAAAGCGAGGTTGGTTGGTTTTACTGCTCATCAAGTTCAGATGAAATAGATAGATATGTTATATACAACTATGTAGAGGGCATTTGGTTTTACGGACAGTTATCAAGAACTGCTTGGCTTGATTCAGGCATTGTAAATTATCCAAGAGCTGTATCAAGCGGTTATCTATATCAACAAGAAACAGGATTTAATGATGATGGCTCACCTATGACAAATGTATTTATTGAAAGTTCGGATATGGATATAGGAGATGGAGAACAATACAGTTTTATAAAACGTATTATACCAGATTATAAATTTATACAAGATACAACTAATAATGGTAGTGTAAATGTTGTTTTAAAAACAAGAAACTTTCCTGGTGACTCTTTAACAACAAACTCTACAAGTGCAATAACTTCTTCTACACAACAAGCTTTTGTGCGAAGTAGGTCTAGGCAAATTGCATTAAGATTTGAATCTGATGATGATGCTACTAATAATGGTAATTTATCAATAGGATGGAGATTAGGGGCTACACGTATAGATATAAAGCCAGATGGTAGAAGATGAGCAAACTTTTACAAACACAGCTACCTTTAGCTAGTGATAATGTTACATCAGATCTGTTTAACAGATTAGTAAGAATACTTGAAATTAACCTTGGTTCTGTTGATCTTGATAATGTAAGACAAATTAGCGATGCAGAAAAAAACACCCTTAAATTTAATGATGGTAGCATTATTTGGAATACAACAGTTGGTGTTCTACAAGTTTATACAGGTAATAAATGGGTAGATATAGGTGAAAGAACTCTACCCAAAGGTTTTGAAATGACAGCAGAGGTTGGTGCAGTAACAATAAGCACAGGTGGTGATACTGTTATAACACTATGAATACAGCAGAAGATTTATACAACAAGTATGTTATAAAAAACCATCTACTGTGTTACCCAGCTGATTGGTATATACAAAAAGATACGTTTCATGCAGTAAAAGACTCTATTCAGCCAATAGTAAACTTCTATGAAGATAGTGGTACACAAGAAAGAAAAGACACACCTTTAGACGAAATAATACAAGAGCCACTTAAAGATGTGTAT